ATGCCTATAAAAGATCCTAACAACATTAATTGGTATGTTGTTATTTATTTAATGATTGTCACCTTATTGGGTTCATTAGCCAGTTATTGCTATCACGTGCTCAATGGCAACAAATTCAATGTCTGGGTGTTATTTGCACAAATATTTATCTCAATATTTGCCGGTATATTGGTTGTACTGGGGGCAAGTTATTTTAACTGGGAATTTGAATTAGCAGGAGGCGTAGCTGGTCTAGCTGGTTGGTCAGGTGCAACCCTGATAAAAATACTCGAAGAAAAATTGTTAAAAAAAGCTAAAGGAGAATAACCGTGAAACTTACCACAAACTTTAAATTAGAAGAATTTACTAATTCTCTATTAGCCAGCAGATTAAAAATAGATAATAGCGTGCCTACAGAGCTGATGCCTAATATTAAATTAACCGCTGCAAAGTTGGAATTAGTTAGGCAAGCTTTAGGAAAGCCCATTATTATCACTTCTGGTTATCGTTGCCCTGCGCTAAATGCGCGTGTTGGTGGAGTCGCAACCAGTGCCCACACGCTAGGATTAGCCGTCGATTTTCATTCGTCTTTTGGTACACCTAAAGAAATTTGTCAACGATTAATCGATGCAAGAGTTGAATTTGATAAGCTTATTCAAGAACATAATCAATGGGTACACATAGGTTTTAGTCCTACATCTAACCGTCAACAGGTATTAACCGCGATAAAAAACAGTGGGAAAACAACATATGTTAATGGGTTAATCTAGTTACTACTCTTACTTTAACCTTATCAATTTTGCTCAGTGCTTAAATGAATTTTGTTAACAATAGATGTTGATTATGTCTAGTAGCTACAAAATTTTTTGAATGGAATCAATTAGTTTATTAATCAAGGGAAAGATAAGCCTGATACGCTGGTAAAACAAATAAGTATCAATATTTTACAAGACATCGTCTTTTCCCCCTTCGAATAACTCATCTCAACTTTCTGAATTAGAAAATCATCAGACAAATTTTAGTCGACAATTTGAGATCAATTGGCACGTATCATCTGATACTACAGAAGTAGAATTCGTTGATAGAGAAAATGTCAATTACATTGATTCTACTAACACTTCAAAACACTGCTTGGCATAAATAAAAATATGTCTTGTAATGTACAATCCATTTATATCACTAATCACAGCTAAAATATTGCTTGATTAGAGTTTGGTAATGTAAGACATACACCAAACAGAACGATCAAAAAAGCTATATTGAAAGCACAGACATATTCTAATAATCAGCTTAGTAAAGATGTGAAAAATTGATTTCAGCTATTTCGGCACTGCTTGAATCATATCTTTAAATAGTTGTAAAACAGGTACAATTATCCATATTTTTATGAAAATATTACTATTCAACAGCATCGATAATGCTTATTTAAGATCAACTTTATTACTAGCGATCACAACCTGTTTCGATTTGGATAGTGAATCAAGAGTTTATAAATAAGTATTGTGGTACCAATCAATACTGGCAAATCAGATGCTTTACGTATATGTGATGCAATTATTGCTCACTTTCCACTTAATTTAGAATTAAAAATAGGCAATTTTGCGCTTTATATTAATTCTTTACCAAGTGCTTATCCTGCTATAACGGATAAAACCACTTACACTATTCCCGTCAGTATGAATCATCTTGCTGACACTTTAATGTAATAAAATAAAGGAGTTAACACATGGGTTTTGCTTTACCTAATGGTGCACGAGTTTACGTGCAAAAATCAAAAGATGCTAAGCTTGATTTTAATATGATTACTAACGATAAAGAGGCTGTCGTGACATTAAAAGCTGGGCATGGACTTAATGTTGATGACGAAGTTGTTATTGCATCGTCATGGAATAAACTAAATAATGTTGTGGCACGAATTGTACGTGTTAATAATACTGATGTCACTTTAGGTAATATTAACACAGGTAATGTTAATGTATTCCCAGCTAACGAAGGCTTTGGTAGTCTTACTAAAATTACCGATTGGGAACGATTGCCACAAATTAAAGAAGTAGCCAGTGAGGGTGGTGAACAACAATTTGTACAAATTCAATTTTTAGAAGATGAAACAGAACGTCAATTACCGACAATAAAATCAGCTAAAACCAAAACTTTTACCATTGCTCATGATAGCTCATTACCGATTTATCCTTTACTACAAAGCTTAGATCAAACCAATGAAGTTGTGGCTATGAAAATGTATGTACCAAAAGCGAATGAAACACGTTATGACGCGGTGCGGGTTTCATTTGATCCAACACCAGAAACCACAATTAACGAAGTTGAAACAGTAAAAATTAGTACCACTGTTGAATCACCCGCTATTACATTTTATAAAGATAAATAAGGTGAATGGTCAATGGCAAAATTTAAATTAATTGCAGATCCCATTTTTAAATGCAAAGTGTTAATTGCTCGGCCTGGCCAAGAAGACGGATCAGTTGAGTTTACTTTCAAACATTATCCAGTCAATGAGCTTGCTAAATTTGAAGATGAACTGAAAAATAATGGTATTATTGATTTTATCATGAAAATTGTAGCAGGTTGGAGTTTAAATGATGAATTTAATCAAGATAATATGCAAATTTTATTAAATAACTATCCATCTGCTTCACAAGCAATTACAACAACTTACTATAAAGAATTATTTGGTCAACGCGAAAAAAACTAATTGAGCTTGTCACTGCGTTATATACGCCTGAACCTTCTAAAGATGAATTAGCTGCTTTTGGTTTGTCTGAGGATGATTATGATGGCGAATTTATAGAGATATGGCAGGATAATTTAGATTCATTTCGATTATTTAAAGCCATGTCAACGCAATGGCGTACAAGCATGAGTGGACTAATCGGGCTTGATTATAATTGCCTTCCTTGGGTGATGAAAGTGAATAATATTTTAGAAAGCGAAACGATTTTTCACGATATACAGCTAATGGAAAGCCAAGCCTTAAAAATAATTCATAAAACCAAATAACCGACGAAAGTCGGTTATCTAACACTTATCATTTTTTAATCTAAATAAGATAAGCGATAAGTAACATCTATTTATTCATAAATGAGCAATGGAAAAACGAGTCGAAACGGATTTATTACCAATAAAAAATAGCATAATAAATTAATTTATTGATATTAAAAAAATAAAGATTGTGATGACAAAATTGAAATAATCATCTTAAAACAGCCTAGTAACGGTGCGCAAACAAAAGTTATTGATTAATTTGCAATTTGTAAAATTGCAATAAACAATCAAATCTAAATTACAAATAGCAAAGTAAGCATACATAATAAAGCCATTAATGAATCAATCCATTTATTAGATTTATAGAAAATTAAGTTAGTTAAGGAAATAGAGATGAACAGAAATATTATTATTGCCGAATCAGATTTTGATAAGTTATATGCAAAATTAAGTCATATCACCGCTATATCTGAGTTATTAATTAGTGATATGGGCAATTCGCATTGGGCCGATGAGACTGTGCTAAATAGCATTTCAGCGATTTCAACCATATCAAATGAAATGCAAGATATAATAACCAAAAGACAAGAAATAAAGTAAGCACTATTATTGTTGGTAATAAATTCTTTAAATAATATTTAACAACAGATTTAATTTAAGATTGGCTTCTCTATTTGAGTAGAACAACTTATAACTTAATAAACTCGCTCAGGCGGGTTTTTTTATGCCTGGAGAGTATTATGGCAGAACAAATTACATCGCTAACGTTAAAAATTAATGTTAAAAGTGTTACAGAAGTAAATAAAAAATTGGATGATTTTACGAAAAAAGCTGATGCAGCTACCGTAGCATCAGATAGATTCAGTAATGCACAGTTAATGATGAATAGTAAATTTTCTCAAATAGCTAAAAGCATTGACTATAGTCGAATTAGTTTAAATGAGTATCAAAAAAGCTTAATTTTTAGCAGTAATACAACAAGAAGTTTAATAGAATTTAATGATAAATTATTTAAAAGCTTTAAAAATCAGATTGATAGTGTAAGAAATCTAACCTCAGCTTCGAAAGAGTTAAAAAATGCCAGAAAAGATCTTTCGGTAACAAACACAAATCAGAGCAAAGAAACCACTCCATCAGTCGGAAATAGTTTTGCTAATAAAATTAAAACCGAAATAGGTAAGTCATTTAATAACTTATTGACCACGATTAACCCAATAAATATTGGTATTTCTGCATTATCTAGTTTTTTAACAGGTTTAGTACCAAAATTATTCGAAACTGAATCAGCAACAGAAAAACTAGCCGCAGCACAAGATCGTTTAAATAAAGTATTGGACACAGATAAAAACACAGGATTTACTTTTTTATCTGATGAAATGATGAATTTACTTGGAAGAAATAGAGCGTTGGTTGAAGCCATGGTTAAATCAAGTAAAATAGATTTAGATACCATTATTTCAGTTATCAAACAACAATTGTATCATGATATAGAGAACGCGACAGATGGCTTAGTTGATCTGGTTAATTCAGCGAATTCAATGGGAATGAGAGCTGAAACAAATTTAAATTCAGTACTTAATAGTATAGATAAACTCAAATCCGGAAGCAAAATTGATTTGGATGAAATTGAAAATATTGAACTAAAAACAAAAAAATTAGCTGAATATTATGGAATGACTTATGAAGGCGCTAGAAGAGTATTAGAACAATTAGCTGATATAAGGTCTGAAACTGATTCAATTAAAGTAGAAGAAAAAATTAACAATTTAATAGAAGAACTAAGCCATCTTTACCTTACTTCCGAAAATAGTTCAAATAAATTCAAAATGTTGATTGATAGTTTGTTTGAAATTGAAAAAAAAGCGAACAATGCATCACTTAAACTAAAATCTTTAAAATTAATTACAAATTTAGAACAAGCACAAGATCCTAAAAAAAGCCCATTCTATCAATACGAAAGAATGATCATGAATCCACGTCAGCGTACAAAAGCTGAACTTGATGAAATGAATAGACTGGCAGATGCAGCTAATAAAATTTTTAAAAAAGATCAACCTGGTTATGTGACAGAAGATAAAAGAAACGCTGTAGCAGCTGCAATTGAAGCGAGTAATTCGAGCAGAGGAAATTCAACAACAAATTTATTACAAACATCCCAACAGCAAGAAATAAGTCTTAGAAATCAACTTCAAGAATTACAAGAGCAAAGTTTAGCAGTAGAAGCAATTACATCTGAACGTAGAAAATATCTGGATCTACAAAACCAAATTCAAGTATTAGAAAGCAGTAATAATAAAAAGAGACTTACTGAAGAAGAAAAATATGTTTTAGCGCACAAAGAAGCGTTACTTACTCAGTATGCAAAAAATGCGGCTATTGGTGATGAGATTGCTAAATACGAAGCAGCAGCTAAAGCTATTCAAAAAATGAAAGAATATACAGCAAATTTATCTGTTGACGGGCAAATTAAACAAGCAACATTTGGTATGTCATCAAAAGATGCTGCAAGACAAGCTCAATTAAAGCAACTTGATATAAATAAACAAAATGAGTTGGATAAAATAAAAGATCCAAGCCAGATAGAAAATTTAACAAACCAATATGATCAAGCTAAACAGACATTACAAAAAAGTTGGCAGCAAGATGATGCTAATCAAGGTAATTGGTTAATGGGGCTAAAAGTGGGACTTTTAGACTATGCTGATACTGCACAAGACGTATTTAGCGCAGCCAAAGGGTTTGCACAAAATACCATGGGCTCTATGGCAAATATGATGACTCAATTAGTGACGACTGGAAAAGCCAATTTTAACGAGTTTGCCCGTTCTATCTTAATTAATATTATTGAAATTATTAATAAGCTAATACTAGCCAGAGTAATTCAAACTGCTTTAGGGTGGATGGGGTTTGGTGGTGGAGCAGGTAAAGCAACAGGGGGGCTTCAAGATGCCTATAGTGGCGGCGAAATTCGTGGTTATGCAATGGGTGGTAATGTTGGATATGCGTTAAACCCAGGGGGCTTTACCGGTCGAGGTAATAAATATCAACCAGCCGGTATTGTTCACAAAGGCGAATTTGTTTTCACTAAAGAGGCAACCAAACGTATAGGGGTAAATACACTTTATGCATTAATGAATGATAAAAAACAAGAGTATGCTAGCGGTGGATATGTAGATGTTGGTCAGGCTTCACCCATTGCTTTTACTCGTCAATCAAATCAATCAACAAGTGCTGTAAATGTATCGGCAAATATTGCTGTTAATATGTCATCAGAAAACAACTCAGTAACAACGACAAAAAATAATATTGATGCAAAAGCTGTTGAGGCTCAAGTTGGTGCCGTTATACAGCAACGCATGAATGAGATGATGAAAAAACTTGTTTCACCTGGTGGTGACTTATATAACGTGATGCATGCAAGGTAAGTGATTGGAGAGGTTATGGCAGTAGATAAATTTCAATGGAAAACAATGGGAAATCCAAAAGTTTCGGATCTATCCAATATTAATGAAATTAGTTTTGGTGATGGTTATACACAATTATCAAGTACGGGCATTAATAGTACTACAGAAGAGTGGCAATTAACTTATATGGGGCAACAAAGCGAAGTTAAACAAGTTCGCGCTTTTTTAAATTCTCATATTATCAAATCTTTCAAATGGACTAATCCCTATGGTGAAGAAAAGTTATACCGAGTCGTAAATAAATCTATCGAATCAGAATTTATGGGGGGAAATGTTATTTCACTATCATTCAAATTTATTCAGGCTTATGCACCATAAATTATTATTACCTATTCAATTAACCACCTTTAGGTGGTTTTTTTATGTCTGGAGAACATAAATGCCAATAACACAGGACTTACAAGCACTTGAAGGTAACGAGCTAATTCAACTTATTGAACTTGATGGAACAAAATTTGGATTAGATGAAGTCCTTCGCTTTCATGCGCATAATGTCTCATCAGAGGGTTGGGCCTCTTTTGTTGTTGATAATTTACCTTCTATTAAATGGCAAGGAAAAGAATACTTACCTTACCCTTACGAACTAAAAGGTCTTGAGTTAAGTAGCACAGGCGCCCAACCGACACCAACGTTATCAGTTGGCAATATTGAAGGAAAAGTGACAAGGCTTTGTTTGGATTATGCAGATTTAGTTCAAGCAAAAATCAAAATCCATACCACAATGGCTAAGTATCTGGATGCGGCCAATTGGATTAAAGGTAATCCAAATGCAGATCCAGCTCAAGAACGCGTACAACTATTTTATGTAAATAGCAAAAAAACAGAAACCAAAACTGTGGTTGAGTTTGAGTTATGTTCACCTTTTGATATCCAAAATCTACAGCTACCAACAAGGCAAATTACCACTGTTTGCACTTGGTGTATGCGTGGCTGGTATCGAAGCGGTACTGGTTGTGATTATGCTGGTAATAAATATTTCACCAAAACTGGTGATCCAACGGATGATCCAGCAAAAGATGTATGCGGTGGACTTTTAAAAGATTGTAAAGCAAGGCATGGTAATGCTTCGCTTCCTTTCGGTGGTTTTCCAGCAGCTAATTTACAGAGTAAGTAATATGAGACAAAAATTATTAGATGCCATAAAAAATCATGCAGAGAGTCAATACCCAAATGAAGCCTGTGGATTGATTATTGATACGGGTAAATCACAAAAATATGTTCCTTGTCAGAATATTTCTGATAATCCTAAAGAGCATTTTTTGATTGCTGTAGACGAACAATTACAAGCCGAAAAGTTGGGCGAAATTATCATGATTATTCACTCTCATCCTGATGTCGTATCACTAGTGCCGTCTGAATTTGACCGTATTCAATGTGATCATTCAGGTATTGAGTGGGGCATTATATCTGTACCCGATGGTGATTTTTGCACAATATCACCGCGCGTAAATCGAGATTATACCGGACGCCAATGGCTACTCGGGCATGCTGATTGTTGGTCACTGATTATGGATTATTATCAGCGAGAATATAATATTGATTTAAATAATTATTCAGTTCCAAGGCAGTGGTGGGAAAGCGGAACAGAACATCTTTATGATGAAAATTGGCAAGCTGAAGGATTTGTTGCAGTCAACATCACTGAAATGCAAGTTGGCGATATCATCATGATGCGTATTGGTGCGCAAGTGACCAATCATGCTGCTATTTATGTTGGTGACAATCTTATTTTACATCATTTATACGGTCAATTATCGACTCGTATACCTTACGGTAAATATTTTCGAGATAGAACAGTTCGCATAGTACGACATAAGGAGTTATTTCATGCTCAGTAATTTAACACTAAAAGGTGCAATGGCTAAGCAGTTTGGTAAAAATCATCAATATGATGTACAAAATCTTAAAGAACTATTACGCGCACTATGTGCAACGATCAAAGGATTTGAAAAATATATGTGTTCAGCGCATTTAAAAGGTATTAAGTTCGCTTTTTTTGTTGATGGCAAAAATATTGGTATTGATGAATTTGATATTAATGCGAATGGTAAAAACTATACGATTATGCCAGTCACACAAGGTGCAAAAAGTGGAGGCATGTTTCAAATTATTATTGGTGCAGTTGCATTAGTTGCCGCTTTTTTTACAGCAGGGGCAACATTAGCAGCGTGGGGAACTCTTTTGACTGCTAGTACGATTAGCGCAACATCTATTTTAACAGGAATTGGCATTAGCATGATGCTAGGTGGAGTGGTTCAACTACTGACCCCACAGCCCAAATTTAATGCAGGTAAATCATCGAGTTCCGAAAATAAACCTAATTATGGATTTGGTGGGCCAGTGAATACTAATGCTGTTGGCTATCCTGTGCCTGTTTTGCTTGGTGAACGTGAAATTGGTGGCGCGGTAATTAATGCCGGTATTTATTCAGAAGACCAACAGTAGGTGAGTTATGCAATTGATAGAAGGGCAAAAAGGCGGAAGTAAAAAACAACATACGCCATATGAACAACCTGATAATTTACTGTCAAACGCCAAACTTAAGTTGTTATTAGCGTTAAGCGAAGGTGAAATTCAGGGGCATTTAACAGAGCAAGATATTTTTATTGATAACACTCCGCTGGCTAATTTAGATGGTTCTCGTAACTTCAAAGGCGTTAATTGGGAGTTTCGCAATGGCTCGCAGACGCAAGACTATATTCAAGGTATACCCGAAATTAGTAATGAATTGCGAGCTGGTTTCACTGTTAAAGCGGATAAACCGTGGGTGCGTGCATTTTCGAATTTAGATCTGGATGCAGTTCGTATTAAATTGAGTTTACCGGCTCACGTTGAGTATAAGGATAATGGTGATTCAGTTGGTACGGTTACCAAATATGCTATCGAATTATCAACTGATGGTGGTGCTTTTCAAACTGTGATAAATGGGACGTTTCAGGGTAAAACCACTTCAGAATATCAGCGTGATCACCGGATTAATTTACCGAAAGCTATGGATGGTTGGGCTATACGAGTAAGACGATTCACTCCTGATTCAAAATCGAGTAAATTGGTTAATGCATTTGGCGTGTCATCCTATGCTGAAATAATTGATAGCAAACTACGCTACCCAAATACGGCTTTACTTTACATCGAATTAGATGCAAGTCAATTTAATGGTTCCATACCTAAAATTAGTTGTAAAGTTAAAGGTAAAGTTGTTCAAGTTCCTGATAATTACGATCCAGTGAGTCGAACATACATTGGCACATGGACAGGTGGCTTTAAAATGGCTTATACCAATAACCCTGCTTGGCTTGCCTATTACTTAATGCGCGATGAAATAGCAGGAATGGGGTTAAGAATTGATGCCAGCATGCTTGATAAATGGTCTATCTATCAACTGGGTCAGTATTGTGATCAGATGGTATCTGATGGGCGAGGCGGAAAAGAACCACGTTTTGTTTGTAATGAATATATACAAAGTCAGGAAGAAGCCTATACTGTTTTAAAAGATCTGGTGGCTTCATTTCGTGGCATACTATTTTGGGGTAACGATCAAATCTGTCTAACGGCGGATATGCCACAAGATGAACCTGATTTTATTTACCATCCTTCAAATGTTGTTGGTGATTTTACCTATTCAAGTGGTTCATATAAAAATCGCTATACATCATGTTTAGTGGCCTATTCAGATCCGAATAACCATTACTGTGACGATGTTGAACCCGTCTGGGATTATGACTTGATGCGTCGTTATGATGTTAATGTCATGAAGTTAACCGCTATAGGCTGTACATCGCAAGCCGAAGCCCAAAGGCGTGGACGATGGGCTTTGCTTTCAAATGCGAAAGATGAAGTGGTTGCGTTTACCGTCGGATTAGATGGTTATATTCCTTTACCAGCCAGAATTATTGGTATCGCCGATCCCTCACGTTCAGGTAAAGAAAACGGCGGACGAATACAATCAGTTACTGGTCGAAAAATCACACTTGATAGAAAGATAGATTATCAAGTCGGAGATCGTTTAGTGATTAATTTGCCCGATGGTACCGCGCAAAGTCGAACGATTAGATCAATTAGTGAAGATCGGCAAACAATTACGGTGACTGCAAACTATAAAATAACACCTGTCGCTGGAGCAATCTGGTGTATTGACAGTGATAATGTTGCTATTCAATATTTTCGGGTTACCTCAATATCGGCAAGTGAAAATGGTAAATTCAACATTACTGCTGTGGAGCATGACCCCAATAAATTCAACTACATTGATAATGGAATCCGAATTGAGCCTAAGCCAATTACTGTGGTACCGCCGACAGCGGTATCATCGCCAAAAAATATTAGTGTTTTTGAAAGTAGCTATATCTCACAAGGACTGTCTATTTCGTGTTTGAATACTCAGTGGGATGCCGTTGAAGGTGCAACAAATTATATTGCCCAATGGCGAAAAGATAATTCATCTTGGATTAATTTTGGCAAAACTAATGGAACTAACTTTTCCATTGAAGGTATTTATTCGGGTACATATGATGTGCGTGTTCGCGCTGTTAATGCGCTTGATACTTCATCACCTTGGGCATATTCACAATCAAAATTCATTAAAGGCAAAGTTGGAACACCCGAAAAACCTGTCGGCTTTAGCGCAAGTGATGATGTGATATTGGGTATAGATTTAACTTGGTCCTTTCCTAAAGGCGCGAGCGATACCAGCCATACCGAAATTCAATATTCCAACAATGAAAATGAAGAAGATGCAAGATTACTTTCTAACGTTAGTTATCCTAGTTGCAGCTATTCACAAATGGGACTTGCAATTGGTCAAACCTTTTTCTATCGTGCTCGTTTAGTTGATAAAATTGGTAATGTGAGTGATTGGACCGATTGGGTGCAAGGTATTTCCAGTACCAATACCAATGACTTAACCGATCATATTTTTGAGGAAATAAAAGAGACTGACGCATGGAACTCATTAGTAGAACAAACAAATAATAACACCAGCTCTATCACAGACCATACTACTATGCTGGCTGAAAATACACGTTTATCAATCGAAAATGCTAAGTCCATTATTGAAAACGCTTTAGCAAATGATGTTGATTCTCAAAGGTGGCGAAAAGAAATCGGTAATGCTCATGCTGAAATAAAAGAAACGAAAGCTTTGGTTGTAAATGAAAGTGAGGCAACCGCAGTTAAATTGACCGAAATCTCATCAAATCTAAATGGTGCCAATGCTAGTATCAATGAACTTAAACAAACGACTGTAAAACAAGGTGAATCGATTGAGTCTCAAAGTAACATTCTAACGCAATTATCATCATCAATAGATAGTGTAAATTATAGTGTTAAAAATAATGCAACAGCCATTAATCAAATGGATACAAAAGTTACTCAACAAGGTAATGTAATTACTTCACAGGCTAATAGTATTAGCTCAATTAATACCAATATCGGTAATGTGTCTGCGCAAGTTAATGATGTGTCAAAAGCCATCCAAGACACCAATGGTAAATTATCTGCCTACCGCACAATGAAAGTGGAGATTGATAATAATGGAAGGCAGTATGTTTCGGGTATGACCATGGGGGTTGAAAATACCTCAGCAGGCATGCAATCAAATGTTATCTTCTTGCAAGATCGATTTTCAATTATGAATCATGCCAACGGTAACCCTCAAATGGTATTTACCACACAGGGCAATCAGGTGGTTATTAATGATGCAGTTATCGGTAATGGAACAATTACTAATGCAAAAATCAGAGATGCGTCAATTGATAGTGCAAAAATTGGTAATGTCATTCAGTCTGATAATTACCAATATGGGGTTTCTGGTTGGCAATTGTTAAAAAACGAAGGGAAACTCACTGCGGTGAATGCTGATATAACAGGAAAGTTAAAGGCAACATCAGGAGAGTTAAATAATGTTGTAATTAATGAAAACTGTAACATAAAAGGTGTTCTCAACGTTAATCAAATTAAAGGGAATATTGTTTCTGCTAAATTTTTCCAAAAAAAAGTTGGTTTGTACGAGCGTAATCCAAACGAAAATAAATTCGTTATGAGTATTGAAGGTAATGGATTACCGCAAACTTTAGCATTTCTTGGTGACATTAAAATTAATGTATACGACCAATTTTCCAGACCCCAAAATTATATCAGAGGTAATATCCGATTATTATTTAATAACCAATACCCATTTAGTTTAAATGAATTTTATCGTGATGGAAAAATTGAAAATTTATGCCTATCAATTCCTCCGTTTAGTTTAGGTGAACGGATCGATGTATCAGTAACAGTCAATAAACCAGATCAAGGAACATTCACATATATTTTTGGCTTTAATTCAGTGGTGTTGCTGACAAATAACTCTAGCGGGTTTATTGATTAACTAACAAAAATTATTAGATTTTTATATTCAAATTTCGAGGAATACTATGTCTTGGTACAAAACAGGTACAGTAAACGTAACAAATGGCAGTAACATCGTGGCAGGTGTTGGTACACAATGGGCTAATCAGTTATCGGGTGTTTCTGCTGGTAGAATGTTATTGCTACAATCATCAAATCAAATTGAAATCTATGAAATAGCATCTGTTCAATCTGATACACAATTAACGTTAGCTGATAATTATGGAGGAAATACAGCAAAAGGAATAACATATAAAATTCCAACATCGCCAACCATTTCTATTGAACAGTTTGCGTTGGAAATATCATCTTCACTATCATATTATCAAAAACAATTAGACGGCTGGCAAAAAATTCTAACAGGCACGGGGGATATTGAATTAACTGCCCCCGATGGTAGAGTTGTTACGATAAAATCACAAAAAGCTTTAACAGAAGCTGTTAATAATTCCGTAAAAGTAGGCTCGGAATTTCATTATTACGGTTATCTTGGGGTTACGAACATTAGCAACTTTGGAGGTATTCAAAAAGGAGTTTATTGTCAGAATCTTGGCGAATATGCGCTGTTGACGAGGGGGTATCCGATTCAAGATGCTGGCTCATTAGTTATTTATCCAACTTATGCGATGGGTGATCAGGGGTGCGTTCAAGTATACACAACATTCAAAGGGGCACGGCAATTTATACGTAACTATATAGGCGGTTCGTCAAATGGCTACTGGGAGCCATGGGTAGAGCAAATCACAACGACAAATATTGGAAAATACATTCCGATTGGAGATCAACGTTTAATGCCGTTTCGACGTGATGAATTACCATTTGGTTGGTATTTCCGAAATGGCGATAATTACTTATTAAGTTCACCGCAAGGGCAGGTTTTAAATGGTTTATCCATTAATTATAAAAACGACCATCGTATTACGATTAAAACTATAAATGGACAACAATATATTAACGTACCGACAGCGTTTGCATCAGACGGACGAGGTTTTTTTGAGCGAGCGGTGAATGGAACTGCTAGACAAGTAGGTAGCAATGAAGATGATGCTATCCGAGAAATTTGGGGGCATTTTGATTCTGGCGTAGTGGCAAATCACAACGAGTATGCGAGAGGTGCATTTAACGGTACACGAGCAATTAATCCTACAAACGCGGCGTTTTTAACAACTAGAGATTACGAAGTATGGGGGTATGACTTTTATGCATCACGAGTAGTACCAACAGCAAATGAAAATCGCCCACTTAACATTGGTATGACACCTGTAATTTACCTTGGAGTTTGATATGATTAATTATTATTATGATAATACAGATGACCTTAAACCGTACACACATCAATTAGAGTCTAACGACGACACAATGCCACCTGACAATGCGTTACGGATTGCCCCTGAATTTAAAGATGGGTTTTGTCCGTGTGAGCGAGATGGTAAATGGATTTTAGTCGAAGATAACCGCGAAAAAACAGCCTTTAATATAGAAACAAAGGAAGCTGTTAAAATTGACTACCTTGGTGAACTTAAAGCAGGATTTACGTTACTTGAACCATTCGAATTTTGCAAATGGAACGGGAAAAAATGGGTGAAAGATAAAGTAGCTGAAAATAACGCTACCATTGAACAAAATCAAGTTATGAAAAATTCACTAATAAATCAAGCCAATGAAAAAATAGCGGTGCTTCAGGATATTATCGATTTAGGCATGCAAGAATCTAATGAAGAGGAACAGCTAAAACAATGGAAAAAATATCGCATATTATTAACTCGCATTGATGTATCTGATACGAATATTTCGTTTCCAACTAAGCCCGAATAAATTAAACACACACTACCAATGTTTTCCATTCATCTTATCCTTCCTTTACTATAATTAAGCAGATAAGTTCTCTTTTTGCTTAATCCTATAAATTATCTCGCTTTATTTATTCATATTATTGATAATAAAAAATTATTTTTAAATATCAGGGCATCATTCCTTTCAAAATTGGTAGTGTATTATTTGTTATCATTCATTTTTACACTTAAAATTCTCAACTATACTAACAGAATTATTAATTGATTTACTTGATCTCAATTGAGTATCTATTTATCGTTTTTCTTGAATAGCGTTACTTGATTTTGTGATTAATTTTGTCACTTTGTTATTAAAATAAACGTCATTATTATTGTAGAAACTTCATTTGATCTGTTTTACAAATTTGCTGATGAATTAGGCAAGTTAGCGTTAAATTTAAACCTATATTTCAAGTGACACTCCTTTATTTAATCGATAAAATAGTCGATATTTATCCAAAATTAAATAATGATAAGAGTAAATAGGAATGGCAAAGCAAATCAAAATAATTAAGTGCCCAAATTGTGGTAGCATACAAAAAACTGAAATTAAACCCGATCATTATCGTTGTGAAAATTGTCATACTGAATATTTTTTAGATAGTGATGATATTAATGTTAATGTCACTTATGATAATAGACCAACTAATTTAGATAATACGTTTTTGGGTGAATTTAAATTAAAAATAATTGTTATTCTAGGCTGTATTGTGATTGGTTACGTTTGTGTTGTTTTGATCAATATGTTTTTTAAATCGAAGCCTTCTTATGATGCCCCAGCCGCAACTACGCAAATACAACAAAATCAGACTACTACCACGAAATCAGTGTCGGCCAATCCGCAAATTGCGCAAAGTAGTGGTACATTGCGTGTTAATTATAATTTTTGCTCATTAGTTTTAGTCGATAATAAACCTTTTGTGATGGGAATCATTAATCGTTCCAATGGTTTACCCTATGAACAAAACTATTATTTTACTGTGTATGATTTGCTTTCCGAAAAAATTGTGCAAGAAAGCCCAATTGCTAATGTGAAATTTGATAAGTTTGGTAAAGTTAATTGGACTTCATATGACTTTACTAAAGATAAAACCTATCTAGTTGCAAGCAAACGCACTGTTTTTTTACTTGATAAAAAGAATTTTACCCTAACTGATGTGACATCTTCGTTATTGCAAAATTATCCTCAATTTAATAAAGGCATTGCCTCAGTCAATATCACGACCGCACAAGGCGCCGTTGGCCAAGTTTTACATATACTGACTGATGATGGGCAAAAGATCTATTATTTCCCTTTGCAGGATAAAGCTTTTGTTGATAATAATGATTTTTATATGACAATTAAAGATTTTGAGCGGAGTGCAGATGATACCAGTAAACACACTGCTTTTAGCTTTGCCAATAATTATGGTGAGGATTTTAAGTTAATTAAATTTACTTTTATTAGTCCTGATGGTAAAAGCCATTACACTTTTACATCAGCTAAAGTTGGTGATCAAAATACTGATGGTTCTGGCAAGTTTACTGATGCGGCAAACGCCTATAATTACAGTCTTCCTTATTACTATAATCCAAAATATCAACTGGTTTCTCATCAAAACCTTACTCCGGATAGACTTTACTTTAATCCTGAAATTATCTATTTTGACGATAATACATTAATTATAAAAACCAGAACTAGTGCAAGTCCTGATTCAAATTATAATTATCAACGATTGGATATTAATAACGGTAAAGTGATTTGGACATTATCAAGTGATGATATCACCATAAAAGAGATCATGCCTTTTAATGATGGATTTATCATTAAACAGAGTTGCGATAAGTATGCGCAAATAGCTTCTGATGGTACTATCATTAAAAAACTAACTTTAGTAAATGAAAAATAA